TCAATCGGATGTTTGATCGTCGATTTCAGCTTGTGCTTGAAGCTGGGCATTCCATGCATCCAGGAATGGAAAAGTTTTCTTGCTGCAAGCTGGCAGTCTTTCTGGAAGCGGTTGACTCAACAAAGCGAGCACCGCTTCACGATCAACAGTGATTAGTGAACGCGATTTTGTCGGCGTTTTCACCACGATCAATCCAACTTCTTGCAGGCGTTGAAGACTACGACTAACAGCCCAACGGTTCATGAAATCGCAAAGCTCTAGCGAAGCCAATTGGCTTATTGACTCCTTATATTCACGAACGTCTGCGCTTCCTTTCAAAAGAATCCATAAAACAGATGCCTCTTCATATGATCGCAGCCGCTGCACAAGCTGGGCAAACAATTCATTGCAGTTCTTCATTGATTCATCCTTTGAAATCTTGCGCAAACTGCTCTAGTTGGTACGCCGTACCATCTTGCGCAAATTGCTCTAGTTGGTACGCCATACCATCTTGCGCAAATTGCTCTAGACGACATGACGTTCCATATGTGCCAACTTGGCAAATCAGGTGATTCAGCACAACGCACCACCCTCTTCCGCCGACAGCTGGATCAGCTTGCCTTCGTTGTGCGCATTGACGATGTCGCGGCCACTGAGGAGAACGCGCCAGGCATCGTTCACAGACTTTTGACGAAGCACTCCCGTTGACTTGTCGAAGTAGACAAGTGCACCGGTGGTGTCCAGCCGGTACACGAAGCCAGGCTGGATGAGTTGCTGTGCGTCATGCGCCTGCTTCAGCTGGGCAAATCGTGGGTTGGTGCGCTCCGATGCCTGCATACCTTCGTGCTGGGATGCTCGCGCTGAGGCGACTTCATCGGCGTACAAAAGCGTGACTGGGCCTTGGCTCATCTTGCGAATTAGTCCGTACAGCCAGCCAGCAGGGCTCTTGATGGACTTGTGGTGGCTTCCCAGTTGCCCATCCAGTTCGTCCAGCAGTCGTTGCTGTTCGCTCGCAGGAGCCTTGCTTAGCACCTCCAGCACTCCAACGCGATGCTCTTCACCCAGCCTGGAAGGCATGATCAAGCCGGCTGTGCTCAGTGCAGGAGGTGGTGCCTTGAAGGAAGCTTCATCACCACTACTACCATACGTAGTAGTTGTTTTAAATACATCCCTTTGTATATAGATTGCAGGTTTCGGCAATTCTTGATTGCAGGAAACGGCAGATTCAAGTTTGCAGGAAACGGCAAACTTTTCTTCAGCATGAGAGTCTGTTGCCAGCAGTGCTGTCGAACGCAGTAAGTCTCTGTCATGCTTAGATTTATTGCTACGCAAAGGAGAGCATTCACGCACAACGTCTTGGGCACCAACATGCTGGAAATCGACAGGTGCATCGACCGCTAGAAAGCTCATCAAGAAATCACGTGGACGCGATGGCTTGGCGGCCGGAGTCTCAACCACGGCATTTGTTAGGCCCAAAGAAAGCTGGCGGAAAGCAATGCCGAGCTGAGAGAGGTCCAGAGCCTGAGAGGTGACCACACTCGGCACGCTGGCTGGTGTGGCAGCTTGCTCGTCAAGCACTGGTGCTGCAGGTGGTATGCCGCGTCCCTTCAGTGGCTTGATGGCCTGCCCCTTCAAGCACATCAGGATCGCATCCATATTCAGACGCACCAGAGCACCGCCCTGCCCTGATTCCTGGATCAAACCTGCACGCTTGAGGCGCTCACGCGCATTGCGTTGCACCTTCATGCCGAGGTGCAGCATGTTGGCAATAGTCTCTTGCGGAGCAAAGATGCAGCCACTGTCCAACTGCCCGCGCTGCAAGCAGTCGCGGTATCGCTGCAGCAGATACGACAAGTACAGGCCTGCCGCGATGTTGCCGACAACATCGGCCAGTGGTTTGTAATAGCTGTGGCAGCCACGGAACCAACTTTGGGCTGTGTCCCAGTTCATTGCCGCACTGCCGGCGCCACGGATCGAAAGCTGTGTGGCCAGAGCCATCACATTGATCCGGTAATTCATGACGGCAGGACGGCCGATCAAGTTCTCTTCAAGCACCCCGGCTTGAATGAGCTGCTGACGCACAGACTCTTGCTCAGACCGCGTCAGGCCAATACTGGTGCGCCACTGTTGCATGGACATGTTGAACCAGCCGCCACGCTGCGGGTGCTTGCGAATGCTGTGACGTGTCCAGTAAAGAGCCATTCCCACAAAAATGGCTGCCTTGTGACCAAACTTTTCGGCCAAAGCTGGATGAAACGGAACAAAGCCACGCTCATCCAGGTGCAAGAGGATTTGCTCATGCGGCGCAGGAATGTCCGCAGCATGCTCGACAACCGGCGAGGGGTGAAGCTTGGGCAAACGGAGCATATTCACAAAATGCTCCGAGATCAGGGCACCTGGATCTGCGAGTTCTGGTACGCGGCCCAAGCATCTGCAGCTATACCCGTGTTACCTGCCATGGCCATCCAATGCTTGCGCTGCTGCTCATCCAGACCGTTCCACCAGTCCAGGCCCAACTGGGCTTTTCCATCATGGGCAGACAGGCCTGGAACCAGTTGGTCGGCGCGTTGCAGCGCATCGGCCATCGGTTTCACCTGTGCCTCGAGCATCTTCATCATCGTGTCGAGGTGGATGCGAAAGCTCGGCACCTTGCCCTGCCCGCCCTCCTCAGTGAGCAAGCCAAGAGCAGCCAGTGTTTTGCGGCATGTCTGCTGCTGCGCACGGGTGATGCCAGTGTCTTTCTCGCACTCGCTGGCAGATACAGCAATGACCGCCGCCTTCAGTGGCTCATCGGCTGTGCCGTGGTCCTTGATTTTCTCAATTGCATACGACAGCCACAGGGCAGCCAGGACATTGCCAGTCAAATCGATGAATGCACGATTGATCACTATGGGCGCCTGGCCAATCCAATCGAGCAGCATGGCGGATTGGATGTATTTTTTCTCTGACATGTTCAAGCTTTCATTCATGAAAATAGAGTTTTGTATTTATTTAATGGAACTCAAATTTTCTTTGGATATTTGATTGGGCGCTTCATCGTCTTCAAACTCTTTGATTGTTGAGTGAAGCGTTTCAATCGTGTATTCAGGGTATCGTTGATGCAACTCATACAACCAAGTGCGCAACGATTCATTTGGACAATTCTTAATAATCGAATACCACGTATTGTGAATTTCATCACGGACACGCAGACTTTTAGGCAAACCTGTGCGCCCTACAGTGCCGCGCCCCACAAGCATTTCTCTTAGGCGTCGGATTTCATCAGAGGAGCGCTTAAATAGCTTAATCAGCAATTGACGTGATGCGCCGTGCATCACGAAGTATTCACAAAGCTCATCATCACGGCGCTGACGGTCAATACCGTTGATGTGATTTAAAAGTTCCTTGGGACTGAGAAGTACCGTGAACCCACTTGCTCGATTGGATATGTTCCACAAATCTCTGGTTGAGCGATTACGGAGTTGATCCAACAACTCCGCATCACATCCCATAGTCAGCAAACTATCGAGCCCATCCTCCGTCTCGATCATTCGAACAACTTCACTCAACATCAAAAAATTCATTTGAGTATTTTGAATTTGAACAGGAATTCGATTGGCAGACATAGAAGGACGGACTCAGCAAAGATCAAGAGAAAAGTGGTTTGAAAGGAATTTGGAATTTCTGTGGAAATGCAACATGAAACTCAGAAAGAGTTTTCAGTAGTCCCATAAAAGCAGGTCCAACCTTGGGGTGGGCCATCAGCATCCAGAAATGAGCAGAGGTGATGTAAAGAACGCCACTGCGTAATGCGACACTCGCTGCCACGCAACTGGCAGCCATGGCACTTTCCCCCTCGCTCTTGCGCATGGCCCAAGCGCTATCTGCTGGAATGGATCCTGCGAAGGCTTCGTTCGCCTGGCCGCTCAAAGAGGCCAGGATTGGCCACAGCGACTCACGCAGTCCAGCCATCTCTTCGGACACAGGTTGTCCGTTGATCTGCTCCATCGACGCAGGAAAGTCCACGTAAAAGCCAAAAGGCAATCGTGGATCGGTGGCCATGAAGTCAGCAATCGGGACTGCTGTATTTAGTTCTGTGAAAGCAGCAATCAGCTTTTTCTCAAGCAGCGCCGAATCTGTGACTGCAGTCTTCTTTCCTTTATTTGATTCTGGATTTGTGGATGTTTTGTCAACACCACCAAGCATTCCACCTAGAGGCGATTGCTTTCCTTTATTACCATTTCCAGAATCGTTAATCTTTGATTTAATTTTCTTAATTTCTTCAACAGAAATATTCGGGTCTTGTGTGACGGCTTGCAGGACCGCTGGCATGTCATCGACCTGTAGTTTTAGCGCCTTAGCAGCCACCGATTGAAAGTCTGTAATCAGACTCTGGACATCAAGCTTTGGTTCTTGCCTTTGAGCTGGATCTTTTTCTTTATTGGCAAGTTCCAAAGCCTCAAGGTCTTGACCATGCATCAGCATAATTTCGTCCAAGGAATTTTGGACTGCATCCTTGCTATCAAATTTTCCAGCTAACTCAATGACGGCGCTAACAAAAGGACGAATCACAGTATTTAATTCTTCTGTACGCAACCAAGGGCCGATAAGTTGCAAACTTTCATGAGCAAAGATGAAGTTCTGAACCATTTTCACGCCATAGTTCAAGCCACTATTTTTCAGTTCTTTATTCAGCTCAGTTGTAGATAAAATTACCCCATTCTCAATCTCAAATTCCTTTTTGAAATCAATAACGCCTTGGGCACGTTCCCAAAATGAAATATCACCACGGATATCATTTTCGGAAAGGTGCGCAGTAATGACTTTGGCCTCACCTGGCCATTTCTTTGTGATGACATGAAGTGTGGCAAAGCGTTGATCGCCCTCTGCGAACAACTCTTTTGCCAATTCGACCCGAGTATTACCACCGCCATAAGGGAAATATTTCTCCTTCGGAGAGCGACGTGTCACCGTGATGGTGTTGGTAATCTTGCCCTCGGCCTGCAAGCTGGCCTTGATCTCAGCGCGCTTGGGATTCGGCTTGGAGCGTGGGTTATGGCTGTATGTAACGATGTCGTTGATAGACAGCAGCGTGATAGAGCCGTCGACCTCATCCATCGGATCAACGTCCTGTGTTGCGTTGCTCGATGGCGACTTCAACGCATTGCGAGCTTGGTCGATGCGTTTTTGCTGTGCGGAAAGCTGGGTGTTGGCAGAGGTCATGCCGCTATGAGGTGTTGAGGTGGAGGATTGGTGCTGCTTCGGTGCTGCGGGGGAAGCTTCTGCCTCCCCCGATGCCTGCTGACGCAGGCTTGCAGCACGCTTAGCCGCTGTAAGCGTTTCAGGCGTGCGCATGCGTACCTCACGATCAGTTGTCGTCGTGGGGTGCGTTCAGATCGATGAAATCGGGATGGTTGGATGCACACATGCCCGCAACGCTGGGTATGAGTTCCCACAGGAGCTTGTGCATCACATCAGACTGTTTGAGGGGATCGACCCAGTGCACGGGAACCTGGGAAGTAGCGGCCTTGCGGTAGGCCACCGCGGCTGGCACGACGGTGCTCAGCATGCTGACGCGGCCGCGCATCTCAATAAACTGTTCACGCACCAGGTCCGAGATCAAGTTGCAGTCCTTGGTCTTCTCAGTTCGGGTGAGAACCGCCTTCATGGGAGGCATCTTCATGCCTACGTTGGCGGTGCATTCGTGACGATCGAGCAATGAGATCGTGCCATCCAAGAACTCGCGTGCGGAAACGATGTCTGGAGACACGGGGACCAGAAGTTGGTCTGCCGCGTTGACGGCTGCATCCTGGAGGTGGCCAATTGCACCTTGGGTGTCGATCAGCACTACGTCATAAGCGGAGGTGACGCTGGGGTGCTTGAGTGGCATGTTCAAGCGCATCAGCATGTCGAGAGCCATACGGCTGCTCATCCAGTCTTGCAGCTTGCCATCGCGGGTGTCTGAGCGCACCAGATGGAGCACGCCGCCCAGGGATTGGGGCATCTTGTCCAACTTGCCGTCGTAGCTTGCTGGGGGGAGCTGGCAGTGTGAAATGCAATCGGGCGAAAGAACGCCGGAGCGGATCAGCTGAGTGAGCCCGTGAGGAGCCTCGTGCTCCAGTGCGTAGTAGCGGGTGAGGGATGGCTGAACGTCTGCATCAATCAGCAGAACTCGCAGACCAATGTCTCGCAGCAGACCACCCAGGTTGGCCGCAAGAGTTGTCTTACCTACTCCACCTTTGGTGGAAACAACAGTGATAGTGAACATTGAAACCTCGTTGATTGGTTGAACCAACCAACGAGGGCTTTTGCTCGTTGCAATGGGCGACTAAATACCACCCTTTTAACGTAACAAAGTGTCAAAGAATATACATTGTATCTCTCGGTTATTCCCAGCGTTTTGGGTCGTCGAACCACTTGCGTTTAAGCAAAGCAGGCCCGGAATCTCTTTTCCCAACGCTGCCTCCAACACCTTACCTTTCGCTGTGCCTTCGGTCTCCTTGAGAGTGGCCGCAGCTAGGATATTTAGAGCGTTATAGCCAGCAAAGTAGCCGATTGCAGCTAGGTCTGCTGGCTGGCACTTGTCGTTGCCGTTCTTCCAATTTGTGATTTGTGCGCGATGCACACCAAGCTCCCGAGCGAGTGCGGCTTGGCTCCCAAGGTTTTTGGCTGCCTTTTCAATAAGGGTTATTACCAACGACATTGAGTAATCCTTTCTCTTTACATTCGGCAGTGCTGTAAGCCATTTCCTAACAACGACTTGCGGCAATTTTCTCACGGAGCCACCCGGACAGCGTGCAGTGATCAACAGCCCGTCCTACCGCCAGAAGCAGGGCTGCTCCATGAACCCCAAGGAGCTGCCAGCATGTCTTTCACCCCCCGCACCGATTCAAGTTCCCCGCCTGGTCACCAAGACCTGGACGCTAGCCTGGCAGCTCCCGCCCAGGTTGACCAGGTGGGGGGCACCTCGTTTGACCGTGCTCGTTGGTTGCTCGCTCTCCGCATCCTTCGTGTTATCAAAGAGTTTGGGCTTGCTTCCCTCTACGGCTTTGTATTCGGCCTTGCAGTGTTTGCCTGGATGCTTCAAGGGGTTGTCGTATGACCGACACCTCCTTCATGCGCAACCAGCGTAACCGCGATCAGTGGCTGTCTATTGCCAAGTTCCTGCTCGAACAAAAGCCCCTGCCCAAGTTCAAGCGCAAGCCCACCCCCGCCCAACAAGCCCGAGCCCTGGTCGCCACGATCGTGGCTAAGGGCTCGCAGATGGCGCGGCACGCAGCTGGGCAAGCGGAGCGCCGCACGGCTGAGGGACGTGACATAGGAGAGCCCAACCCATGACCGGCACTCCAGGCAATTACGTGGTCGATGGCCCCATGGGCATGTTCGGCAAATGCCAATCCTCCAAGAGCTTCGCCAACGGTGAAGCCTTTTACGCATACGTCGACGCTCTTCGCAAGCTGGGCCGCACTGTGACCGTGCATGCAGACCATGCACCGGTCTTTGCCGTGGTCGAGGCCTCCAAGCCTGCGCCTGTGTTCGACATGTCTTTGATGGTGTACGCATGACCCGCTCTCACCGCGCACAGCACGCCTCGGCTTCCCCCAGTGCTGTAACACTGGGGGAAACTCCCCGTCCCGCCATCGGCGGTGCAAAAGTCGACTGGCTCACCTTCACCTGGTTGCCTGAACCCGATGAGCACATCCTGGCCACGGTCGTCGAACTGCTGCGCGGCCACGGCCTCAAGGTCCACGCCGAAGATGGCAACGGCCATTTCGGCTTCCAACACGGTGCCCGCCTGTATGTCCTGCTGGATGACGGCGCGCGCCACCAGGTCGGCCTGATCGACTGGGGCGGTGAACGCATGCGCGGCCGTGCCCGCCTGGATCTCTCCGGCTCCGCCTGCAGCCGCATTACCAACTGGCAAGGCATGCAGGACTTCCTGTACGGCGCCTGGGATTGCACCATCACCCGCGTCGACCTGGCCGTCGACTGCCTGCAGGGTGAATTCACCGTCGACGATGCCCGCAACTGGCTGCACGAAGGCCTGTTCACCGCTGGCACCGGAGCCCCTCCCCGGCATTCAACCCCTGGTGACTGGCTCTCCGAAACTCCGTACTACGGCCGCACCCTGGAAATCGGACGCCGTGAGAACGGAAAGATGCTCCGCGCCTACGAAAAAGGCCTCCAGCTCCTGCCTGGCTCCGGAGACAAGTGGACCCGTTTTGAGGTCGAGTTGCGCCGCAAAGACCGCGACATACCCCTGGACGTCCTCACCCGCTGCGATGAGTACTTCGTCGGGGCCTACGAATGCCTCCAGCAGCTCCTGCCCGTCGCTGGTGAGCGCATCAAAACCCACCAAAAAGAAGGTGAGCTGACCGCCGAACGCATGGTCAGCCACTGCCGTGAAGCCTACGGAAAGCTCGTCAACGTCCTGCGTGGCCACGTTGATTCCGATGAGCTCATGGACGTCATTTCCCGCCCCGGCATTCCAAGACGACTGGAAAAGGCCAGCCTGGGCGGATTTATCGCGGGGTCGTCTCTCGCAAAACCCTTACCCAAGGAGCTAAGGCCATGAAAGCATACGTAATCGGTCTCCAAATCTCGGAAGGCGTCGCCAAAGCCACTGGCAAGCCCTACTCCATCGGCAAGCTGCACACCGCCCTCCCCATGGCTGGCGATGGTGCCCGCGGAATGATGGGCTCGGAATACCAGTGCGAACCCGCTGTTCTGCGCAAGCTGGACGGCATCAACCTGCCCGCCTACTGCGACCTCGAAATGCAGGACGTCATGCGCTGGGGCAAGCGCGTGCAAGAGATCGCCTCCATCTCCGTCGTCCCCAACGACCCCCAGCCTGTGCGTGCACCAGGCACAGCTGTGAAGCCCGCCTGATTCCAGCTCGTAGCCTTGCGTGCAGGGCTACCGGCTGCAATCCCGCAGTGTTGAAAGGAGGACCTATGTCCAAAGCAATCAAAGCCCGCCTGGCCGCCATTCCGGCCTTCGTACTCGCCACCGTTGGCACTGCCCATGCTGCACTGCCTGAAGCCGTTGGCACTGCTGTCGATTCCGCCAAGACCGACATGCTGGCCGCTGTTGGCCTGGTGATCGGTGCCATGGTCGCCGTCTGGGGTCTGCTGAAGCTGGCATCCAAGCTGGGCTGGCGCTAAGCCATGGCAGACACGAACACCGCCACGGCCAGCACGGAGGCCATCACGGTCGTCGTGCAGGTCGAACCAGCACCACCGGACGAGGAACGCCTGCAGGACCTCTCCACGGCCTTCGGCCTGATGCTGGTGGTGGTGATCGTTGTCTGGTGCTCCAAGCAGCTGCTCAACCTCTTCTCTGTGAACCCTGACCATGACTAGGAGCCCACATGTTCAGTTCGCTCGAAATGTTCTATGCGGGCTTTCTCTTGCTGCTGCTCTGGGTTGCTTTCAAGTAGCCCATGCAGGCTATGCCCAGGCCACCCCGCCAGCTGGATGGTCTGCCGGTGGTGGTGCTGGTGGCGCTTTCACAGGCACCAAGGCTGCAAACGGAGCCACCTTCCTGAGTAGCAGCGTCACCACCAACGCTTCCCTGAATGTTGGTGGCCGTGCAGTCTCTATCCCTGCCACCATGCGTTTTGCCGCCAACGCCCCCCGCGTCGCAGCTGCCGCCGTGATGCTTCACCCCGGCATCCGCACAGCAGCTTCCATTGCTGGCTGGCTCGGCCTTGCTGGCCTTGTCTACGATGCAACTTCTGGTCTTTGGACTTCTCCAGCTGGTCCCTCAGATTATGAGCTTTCAGATGGTTATAAATATCAAATCTTGGATGACGTTGTTTGGCATAACTCCCCCAATGCAGCTTGTCAATATCTAGGCCCCGATTACTACGCTGTTTTTTCAAGTGGCTCATATCGTTCTTGCACTAGTAAAACGGGCGGTTATGTTGTCCTCAGAAAAACCACTTCGTCTTGTCCTTCTGGCTTTTACTTAACTCCTGCTGGATGTGTTCAGACACCACCACCTAAAACAGTCACGCAAGAAGAGGCCATCGAGGAGCTCACCAAGCACCCCATGCCTGCCGATGTGCCTCGCCACATCCCTGCCCCTCTGCCGGTAGAGCTGCCCGAATACCAGCCGATGTTCATCCCCACGGGCAACCCCGTGCCGAACCCCAGCTACAACCCCAGTCAGCCCGTCTCGCCCTCTAACCAGCCCTTCGTGCAGCCTGGCGTGAAGGTGGAACCGGCACCCAGTCCCAGCGCCCCCTGGCAGGTCGATGTGAAGCCCGTGAATCGCCCCACAGAGAGCCCTACAGGCTCCACGGCCCCGACCACAGATCCTTCCACCACAGAGACGCCCCGCGAGGACGGCAAAGAAGACCGCGACTTCTGCGACAAGAACCCCGAGTCCCTGGCCTGCACGGAGCTGGACACACCCGAGGGAGAAATCCCGAAATCGACGTTTGATGTTTCGTACTCGATAGAGAACAGCTGGGGCAGCGGCTCCTGCCCTGCGGACAAATATGCCACCTTGGCAGGCAAGTCCGTCAAGGTCTACGACTGGGCCCAGACCTGCGACTACGTTGCCACCTACGTGCGCCCCATCCTGCTGGTCCTCTGTGCCCTCGGTGCGCTGTTCATCGTCATGCCTGGGAGGGCTGAAGCATGAAGCTCGGCACCTGGCTCCTTTCCATGATGCAGCCCCTGATCGGCCGCATCTTGGCCGCCCTCGGATTCAGCGTCGTCACGATCACCGGCTTTGAGCTCGTGATCGATACCGTCAAGAACATGGTGCGCGATGGCATCAACACGCTGCCTGCGGACATGCTCAACCTGTTCCTGTACGCAGGCGGTGGTCAAGGCCTGGGCATGATCCTCGGCGCCATCACGACCAAGCTGCTGCTGTGGCAAGTGCAGCGTGCAACGCAGATACTTGGAAGGAACCCCGGATGATCACCGTCATCACAGGCACCCCAGGTGCAGGCAAGACCCTGTACGCCATCACCAAGTTGCTGCTGCCGCTGATTGGCACCCATGTGCCAGTGACTGATGAGGACGGCGTTACCACGCTGCACCCCCGCGTGATCTACACGAACATCCGGGGTCTGCTCATCGAACACGAGCTGATCGACGCCGGAGACAACCAAGGTTTGCGCGATTGGCATACCTGGGCCAAGCCTGGTGCAGTGATCGTGTTCGACGAATTCCAGCGCGCCTGGCCGCCCCGGGCGAACGGCTCCAAAGTCCCCGACGATATCCAGGCCCTGGACACCCACCGCCACATGGGCGTGGACTTCATCCTGATTACGCAAAACGTCATCAACACCGACCGCCACGTGCACGGCCTGGTTGGCCGCCACCTGCATGTGCGCCGCATGGCTAACTCGCACCTGTGCATCGTTTACGAGTGGGACCACTGCAGCCGCCAGCTGCTGTATGCCAAGAGCCTGACTAAGCAACCCTGGCGCTACAGCAAAAAGGTGTTCAAGCTGTACCGCAGCGCAGACGCCCACACCAAGCAGCCCCGCAAGATTCCCGGCCTGGTCTGGTTCATCCTGATCGCTGCCGTGTCCGTTGCCTACCTTGGCCCCACCGCCTACGGCCGCCTGCAGGAACGCATCTCCGGTGGCAAGAAGCCCGAGGCCGTCGCCCAGGCCCCCAGCAAGCCAAACCAGGCAGCAGCCCCTGCAGCAGATCTCCAGCCGGCCACCACGGCCCAGGCCCCCGAGACCAAGCCCAAAGGCCCCACCCTGGCCGGCTGTGTACGCTCCAGCACCAGATGCAACTGCTATGACGACACCGGACAGCCCATGGCCCCCGAGCCCGGCACCTGCGAAATCATGACCGTCACCCCCAAGAACCTGCTGGCCGGTGGCAATGTGGACTGGTACCCAGACCCCCGGCCCCCTGTCGACACCACGCCCACATGGACCGGCACCGTGGTCGGTACCCGCAAAGGTTGGCAGTTCTGACGTCGTAACATCGTGCTCATGGCACTTGATACCCGCGATTACTGGAAAAAACGGCACAACAAGCGTGATGGCTATGTCGAGAACGCCGATTTTCGAATTGGTGTGGCTGAGCACAAGCGCAAAAAGTACCGCCGCGCCTGGGCTTCGAACTTCCGCAAGCTCGCTTTTTTGCTACTGCTTTTTGCCTTCCTGGTGTTCCTCAAAAAATGGATGCAAGCCTGA